GAGGTAGATGAGTTCGAGCGTGCGGCCATCAATGAAGGCGTCCGCAAGGTGATACTCAGTGGTGATTTCAACCGACCAAACTCCCAGCTTTACCGCGTCATGCATGCGGCGATGGGGCCGACATGGTACACCCTGCGCGACTTGGAATTGGTGGTGTTGAATATGTTTGGCCACGCAGACACGCAGGCGGCAATCAGTGCGCGACTTCGTGAAGTAGACCCAGTGGTACACGGCCTGCGGAAGGATAAACGCATGGTGAAGGATCCGGATTCAGGTAAGCAGGTATGGTTTTACCGCCTAGTAGCCGCCAAGTACGAGGACAAAGCCGCATGATAAAACAGTTAAGCCCGATAACTCCTAAGCAACGTGAGGTTCTGGGGTTCTTGAAAAGTTTCTTGGCGGAGAACGGTTTCCCTCCGACCCGAGGCGAGATAGCTGAGCATTTCGGATTTAAGTCACCGAATGCAGCTGATGAAAACCTGCGTAGCCTGGTTAAAAAGGGCTTTATCAAACTGTCAGCGGGCAATTTCAGGGGGATAACCATCATCAAGCACCATACCGTTGAGCCTAACGAAATGGTCGTTCCTGATGGCTGGCAGTTGGTACCAATAGAGCCAACAGAAGCTATGGTCATTCAGGGTTTTGAGTCCGAGCCAGAAGAAGACGATGAAGAATTAGAAACCTTGAGTGGATGCCAGCAGGCAGCACAACGCGCAAAACTTTGCTGGCTTGCCATGCTGGCCGCAGCACCTAAGCCGAAGCGTGAAGCATGAAATCTGATTACATTGGCGCGGGACAAAGCCAAACCCCAGCCGAGCATAAAGACCGCTGGCAGACGCCGGTTGAAATCTTCGATGCACTGGATCTGGAGTTCGGTTTTTATCTCGACGCTGCGGCAGACCTGAGTAACGCACTTTGTTCACATTACCTGACTGAGTATGACGATTCTCTGAGCTGCGACTGGGAGAGTTACGGTGCTATCTGGTGTAACCCGCCATACAGTGCTGTAACCCCTTGGGTCAGCAAAGCTGCAGAGCAATGCAAAGCCCAAAATCAGCCGGTAGTGATGCTATTGCCCGCGGATACTTCAACCGGGTGGTTTTCTGAAGCGCTTAAGACGGTTGATGAGGTGAGGTTTATCACTGATGGGCGGATCGGGTTTATCAATGCTGGTACCGGTAAGCCGGGCAAGAGTGGGAACAGCAAAGGGAGCATGTTGTTTATCTGGCGTCCATTCATCAAACCGCGCTGCATGTTCACCACTATATCGCGTGATGATTTGATTGTGATTGGTTCAGAGGTCAGAGGAGTGAGCGCCGCATGAAAACATCAATCAAAAACTTCATTCCGCGCCGTCAGTTTAAGCATCGCCCAGAGAGGTTAAACGTTCTTTCCTCAGGCGGTGGAACTCAGAGCAATGCAATTATCTGCATGATCCATGCTGGCTTGCTACCTAAACCGGATCTTATTGTTATGTCTAACACCATGCGTGAAGCCTCTAATGTCTTCGAATATCAGAAGGAATACATCAGCCCATTGTGTGATGACATGGATGTTGAATATCAAATTATCGACAAAGACCGCTATGCAACATATGACATCTGCGGGCCGGATCCAGAATCGCCTTTGCCTGGCTATTTCACCGAGTATAACGGGCGGGATAAAAATGGCCTGTGTGCGGGTAAACAACCGACGTTTTGTAGCGACAAATGGAAAAAGGAGGTTGTTCAGCGGTATTTGAATGGCCGCTGCGGTGAAGATGAGCTTACAAAGCGCGGCGTTGAGATGTGGATGGGTATAAGCGTGGAGGAGACCAGGCGTGTCAGGCTTACCGGTGGGAAATGGAATCGTAGATATCCGCTGGTGGACATGATGATAACAAAGACGATGGCGATCCAGTTCGTTGAAGATTATGGACTGCCTACGCCGCCCGCTTCCTTATGCTGGATGTGTCCAAACCGAGACGACGATCTCTGGTTGTATATGAAAAATAACGTTCCTGAAGACTTCAAAAAGGCATGTGAGCATGAAAAGGAAATCCAAAAGGAATGGCCTTGGCTTTGGCTCACGAAATACGGTGTACCTCTGGCAGAAGCCCCATTAACTCCAAGTGGTGGAAAACATGCCCAGATGGATTTGGTCCAGTTCTGTGATAGTGGGATGTGCTTCGTATGAATACTGAGATGATGCTGAGTCTACCATTCCCACCAAGCGTAAACGGATACTGGAGAAGCCCCAATAAAGGGGCTTTAAAGGGCAGGACGTTAATCAGTGAAGCCGGTCGTAACTTTAGGGTTAATGCTTTGGCTTCAGTATTGGAACAGCTGCACCGAAAACCGAAGGCCCTGACTGCGGATCTGGCTGTTTCCATCGTGCTTTACCCGCCGACTAATCACAAACGGGATCTGGATAATTATTTCAAGGCGCTACTGGATGCGTTAACTCATGCCGGAGTATGGAAAGACGATAGCCAAATTAAAGCGCTGGCGGCTCACTGGGGTCCGATCACTAAGAACGGTAGGGCAGAAGTTACTATCAAGGAGATCGTTGCATGAAGCGTGCTTTGCTAACCCCATACCTTCAGAAGGATCTGGGCGTTGTGATATTCAAGCCAGGGAGTGAGCTGATCCCGCTCTTCGGCCAGAAACGGTTATTGATTACCACAGTACCTGAAGAACTGAGCGAGCTGCCCTCCGGGTCAATTCCTTCAGTATCTCAAAAGCTGGTGGACGATAAGCGCCTGGCCGACTTTTTCAAAGATAGACGTGTGATTCTTGCCGCTGGTGGTGTTTCATCGTTAGAACGCAGGGTTGAGCGCTTGCCAGCCTGCCAGTGGGATAAAACAGCAGACGGATATCATGATAAAAATCTGACCGTTCATCCTTTCGATGGAAGCTATGTGTGTATGTGCTGGCATCATGAGCACAAATTCAGGGATATGGTGCTAGAGGAGTTTTTTCTCATTGCTGAACGTAATCGAGCGGCGTGGATATTGGACTCCATTCGCATTGAGCTTCAGATACCTGATGACCAGCACGTTAGTTTTCATGAATTGTGCTGGTGGGCCTGCTCAAAAGGGATAATCGACGCCCTTCCGGATAGTGCTGCCCGCAAAGCGCTACGCTGGTCTGAACGACCTGAGATAAACTCTGTAGGCCGAGAGGCGGATATCCAACCAGAGTTATCACCTTCAGAGGTACTCGAAGAGTATGTTGAACAGGTCAATAGGGTCATTGAGCTCAAAATCGATCCAGAGCCTCCCCAGTCATTCATGCTGAAGCCAAAACTTAAACCATGGCGTAACGAGAAGTATACCCGCTGGGTTAAGTCACAGCCTTGTGTCTGTTGTGGCATGCGGGCCGATGACCCCCACCACTTGATAGGTCATGGACTCGGTGGTACCGGCACCAAAACGCATGACCTTTTCACTATTCCGTTATGTCGAAAACATCATGATGAACTGCATCGTGACATAACAGCGTGGGAGCAAGATTATGGTAGTCAGATAGGGTTACTTTTCGACTTTTTAAACCATTCTATTGGCGTTGGGGTTTTTGCATGAAAAAGTGAGTAAGAAAAAGCAGGGAAAATGATTGAAAAAAAAGGAATCTCACTTTTTCGTTTTAAGCGCCAGTCAAAAAGTTGACACGAATGTCAAAAAAAAACTGGCAGTTTAATCTACCGTTGGTTAGGATTAAAAAACGCTAGCGTTAGAGGCGCTAGCGTTTAGGTTACTATTTACTACTTGATGTATTTATTATCACTGTTGGGTTTATCTCTACCAAAGGAGCGGTAACTCCTGAAGGTAAAGGCATATGTGGGTTTGTTACTTGAACAACACTAAGTAAGACCCACACCAAAACTGAGCGACGAGATCTATTCTTGTCGCTTTTTTTATGGTTTACGCAATCGTCTGATTTCACCTTCGGTTTTTTCATACACGCCTCCATGGGCTGGTTTATCGACAACGAAATGTCGTCGGTATCTGGTAGCAATCATATTTTTATCTCCTATGAATCAGAGCACATGCTGATTAAATAATACTAAATGTAGTGACTTGAACTATCAAGCGGTCCACCGCTAAGTATTGTGCGTAAATGTACTAGAAACATACAGAAATGGCGGGGAAGCCGCATTTCTAAAGGGAAAATAGTTTTTTTGATTGTTTAAAGAATTTTTGTAAATTTAATTTGGATAGAAATTAATCAAGTTGGTTCTCATTGAGAGCGCTACGCATTCATTATATGATTACAAAGTTATGTATGTACATACAGGTAATTGTGGAGGCGAAAGTTATGGAATTAAATGGTTTGCAGGCCGTTAACTCCGAACCTCAAAAAATTTTTGAGGTAAACATATGAGAGATATACAAAAAGTTTTAGAAAGATGGGGTGCATGGGCTTCCCTGAGTACTGATGTCGGATGGTCACCAATAGCAGCGGGATTTAAAGGGCTTATTCCCCCTAGTAACAAGTCAAGGCTATCGTGTAGTGATAACGACGGCATTATTATTGATGCCGCTGTGGGTCGGCTTAAGGCTGTAAGGCAACCTGAGGAGTTGAATCTGATAATGCTGCATTATGTCTATGGCTTCTCTAAGAGAGAAATTGGAAGGAAGCTTAAACTTAACGAAGCCCGTATCAGACAGCAGATGCAGGTTGCAGAAGGCTTCATTGATGGATGCCTATCGATTGTCGATGTTGTGCTTGAAATGGACAGCTATACGCAGAAAATAAATATTTGCGCTGCTGCGTAAAAAGTTCTAGTGCGCTACGCAAAAACTCTTGTAATCTGTTAAGAGTGGTTACTTAGTCACGTAGCTTACACAATTTAAAGACCTCGCTTCGGCGGGGTTTTTTATTTTTAAATTTAATGATATTTTCAACAGGTTGCGGTGAATCCCCCTATGCGGTGGGGCTTAAACAGCGGATAGTGATAGGAAAGCAAAGCGTAAGCGAGCCACGGCAAGCTGGCCAAAGGTTCACCGGGAGGCACCCGGCACTGTAACTTGATTTAAAAGCCCTGATCTTAACCGGTCGGGGCTTTTTGCATTCTGCACAACAGGTGAGGGCATTTCGAGGCACTGATAGGGCTGGGTTGAAAGAGCACCCAGAGACCCGACAGATAGGAATGCTCTTTCCGTTGTGATGATTGCGCAGGCTGATGCGATTCTAATCGGGAAGAATGGCGACGATGCACCCGAAAACGCTGTTGCTAATGTCGGAGTTCAGCACCGGCCATCATAACCGTAGTGGGCGGGCGTTAACCGCCTGACAAATTGTCAAAGGCTGCCAATTTGGCGGCCTTTTTTATACCCAAATTTAGCGCCGAGTGCACAAAACTCTCTGACTCCTGTCGCCCTGCACTCCGGCGCTAACCCTTTCGACTACAGCCACAGCCAACAACTGTTGGAGGTGAAGGATGATCAAATCAATGCCCGACAAAATTGCATCAGCTGCCAGCTACTGCGTGTCTGGCACTCTCGTGTGTGGAGGAAGCGTGTCACAGTGGATACATGACCTCGACTGGAACCAGGTAGCGGTGATAAGCGGTGTGGTTATTGGTATTGCCACTTTCATTGTGAACATCTGGTACAAGCAGCAAATGCTCAAAACATACCGGGATGCCACAAATCGCGGAATTATCTCCCCACCTGGTCAGGAAGAATAACTAATGGCCCTATCACCCGCACTGCGAAACAAACTTATAGCGGCTGCCGGTGGTGGTGCGCTTGCAATTGCTGCTGTCCTTATCCCGAATCTTGAAGGCGTTAAGTACAAGCCATATCTCGACGTGGGTGGTGTACTTACAGTTTGTTATGGCCACACTGGGCCGGACATTATCCGCAATAAGACCTACACCGAAGCAGAGTGCAAAGCGATGCTGAATAAAGATCTGCAACCCTTTGCGCGTTCTGTTGAGCGTTCGGTGAAAGTTCCGACGACTGAGTACCAGAAGGCGGCGCTGATTTCATTCAGCTATAACGTTGGGGTCGGCGCGTTTGAGAAATCTACCCTACTGAAAGATCTTAACGCTCGTCGCTATGCCAAGTCCTGTGAAGACCTCAAAGCATGGGTTTATGCAGGTAAAAAACAGTGGCCCGGCCTGATGAATAGGCGAGAGATAGAGCAGGCCGTCTGCCTAATGGGGCAATCATGATCAACAAAATCGCCGTGATGACCACTGTGCTTATTCTGGCCTGCATTAGCTTGCTGATGTTCATCGCTTTCCACTACTACGGTAAGACGGTGAGCCAACAATCCGAGATTTCCGCCGCCAATCAGGCAAAGAATCAGGCTGAATTTATCACCCAATCTCAGGCGCTCTCTGTGGGCATCTTCAACCAGATTGCCGGAGCGACAATCGATGATCAGAAATCGAATATTGCGAAGAGCCAGGACCGGCAGGTTGTCATTAAAACGGTTCTGCAAACAGAGCCATGCGCTGTGGTTAATGTTCCTTCTGCCGCTAATGACAGCCTGTTCGAACACTACAACGCAGTTCGTGCCAGTGCCGGTAACGCCAATCCCGGCCAGTCTGCTGGCGCAGTGCCAGCCGTCCGCGCCGCCCACTAATCCGCTGACCTATGGCGCTTCGGTGCTGTGGAATGAGCTGCTGTTGACCGACCTGCAAAACTGCAACAGCCAATTAGATGGCATACGTCAGATTGAAATTGAGAGGCAGAAAGAATGACTCCTATGCCCTTACACACCGTAGAGACTGGCATCACCGGTAATTTCAAATTTCGACGCCAACCCATGACAGGGCTTGCAATATTGCAGGTTGAAATCAACCAGCGAACCTACAGAAGGCCATCGACGCACTTTCCGGAAGTTGACCGCAACTCCACGAGTTGGCGAGACGCGACAATGGAAGAGGCATACGCCATCCAGATGAAAAAAGCGACCATATAACTGAGGCCAGACAGAAATGATTACCCAGATTTTTGCGTGGCTGAAAAGTCTTTATTACATCCCAGCCGTCACGGCTGAACCACAAACACCAGGAGTTACCATGTCAGAACCTTTAGTAGACGCATCCGTAGGCACCGCAGCACAAGCTCAGCCTGCAGCAGTCGAATTTCAAGTTGCAACATCAACCTCAGCGCTGGATAAAGCCAAGGCCGATTTTGAAGCGTTCGTTGCTTTCGTCGAGCACGGCATTAAAGTGCTGGGCCAAAATGCTGAAGCCGAGCTGGTCGCGCTGAAAGACAAGTACCTGTAAGCCATTACAGAGCACCTAACTTGGGTGCTCGATAATGATTTGCACATCGTCAAGGATTAATTATGGCGGGAATCAAAGAGCTCTCCTCCCAATTGCAATCGCTCAAAAAACAGATCCCCTTTGCTACTGCCCAGGCCATGACAAGTGTTGTTAAACAGATAGCAGTGGCCGAGAAAACAGCCTTTACGCGTAAATTAGAAAACCCCACGCCTTTTACGGTAAACGCTGTGGGTTCGTTGGGAGCACGGCGGGACAATCTGACCGCCAAAGTTTTTGTGCGTGATATTGCCGCGAGCTACCTAGAGCCACTCGAGTTTGGTGGTGTTCATAAGCTGAATGGGAATGCGCTGCTCAACCCTAAAGACATCAAGTTAAATAAATACGGCAACCTATCGCGTAATAAGCTCTCACAGCTAAAAGCTAAGTCGAATGTCTTTATCGGCAAAGTCGATGGTGTCAATGGGGTATGGCAGAGAGTTAAACCAAAGAAAGGGCGTAAGGGCAAAAAAAGGCTGAAACGCTCAGCGAATGGTACACGTCGCGAACGGCAAAAAAGCCCACCACTAAAGCTTCTCATTCGATTTGGCGATGCGTTACCTGTCAAACCAACATTGGGATACATGGACCGCGCTGAAAAGATGGCAATAATGCTGATGCCGGGTGCACTCAGCAAGGCGATTGACGATGCAATACGCACCGCTAAATGATAATCATTACCAACAATAAAAATGGGTCCTTCCTGGGACCTTCTTATTGCACGGGCATTGCGCGCCGCACAGTTTCACCAGCTATAAATTTTTCATTTTGTGTCCCATGTCCCACGTGCATATTTATGCACTGATTATTGCCAGCCCTTACCCCGTACGGATTTATCGGTTTTTGGCGTGGGGCATTTGCATGGGACATTTAGGTAGGACACAAAAAAATGTCCCATATGAATGTCCCATTGTCCCATCGAGGAAAATGTCCCATGACAACGATGACGCAAATTGAATATGCGAAGCACGCCGGCGTTGATCGGAAGACGATTGGCCGGTGGGTTAAGGCTGGGAAATATGTCGTTCTCGACGGTAGCCTCATTGATGTTGAAGCCACCGACAAAGCTCTCGTCATGCTGCGTGACGGTAAAGATCCCCGTACGAAAAATGCCGCCAAAAATAAATCCGCCAAAACGGATATCGGGCTTAAAGAAGATTCAGCCACTGACAAGGCGGTTAAACAGATCATGCTGGCGACCGGCGCTGAAATGTCGCGTGAAGAAGCCAGCAGGGTAAAAGAGAACTACCTGGCACTTTTAACAAAGCTCGAGTTCGAGAAAGAGGATGGTCAACTGGTCGAGCTCTCTGTTGCAGAAACTGTTTTATTCACGGCTTTTCGTCAGCAGCGCGACGCCTGGATGAACTGGCCGTCAAGGGTGGCTCCTTTGATGGCGGCTGACCTGGACGTCCCAGCTGACAGAATGACCGAGGTGTTAATCGAACATGTCCACAAACACATCTCCGGACTCGGCGAGCCTGAATTTAACACAGACGAAACGTGACAGACTTTTAAGCAGCATCAGGAAGGGATGGACGCCGCCGCCGCGCATCAGCGTCCCGGACTGGGCTGACCGTTACCGCAAACTTGCGAAAGAGGCGGGCAGCACCTCCGGCAATTGGGAAACAGAAACGGTTGAAATTGCACGGGGCCCAATGTTGGCAGCCACCGAATCAGGCGTTCACACCATCACGGTGATGTGCTGCACGCAGTTAATGAAAACGGCATTGCTTGAAAATCTGTTTGGCTATTTTGCGCACCTCGATCCGTGCCCGATGTTGCTACTCCAGCCAAAAGAAGACGCTGCGGAACAGTTTTCCAAAGAGCGCATCACGCCGCTGGTACGCGTGACGCCAGTTCTGCGCGGCCTGATCGGAGGAAACAAACAGAAGAATTCGAAAGAAACGCTGCTTTATAAATCGTTTACCGGTGGATTTCTGGCGCTGGCTGGCGCGGGTAGTCCGGACAACCTTGCGCGCCGCCCGATCCGCGTACTACTGGCAGATGAAGTCGATAAATATCCCATTACCCGTGAGGGTGATCCGATAACGCTGGCCGAAGAGCGAACTGCAACCTTTGGCCTTAACTGGCTCTCAGTCCGCGCCTGCTCTCCGACCGTCGAAGACGAAAGCCGGATAGCAGCAAGTTATGAGGATTCTGACCAGCGGCGCGCATCAATGGCATGCCCGCACTGTGGTCACCGGCAGTTTCCTGATTTTTTTAAGCATATTCACTGGCCGTCAGAAGGCGATAAACACCATACCAAACAAGCCATGATCCACTGTGAAAGTTGCGGCGCTGGCTGGTCTGAAGGTGACCGGTTGCGCGCGTTGCGTACTATTCAATGGCATCAGACAAAGCCTTTTGAATGCTGCGGCACCCGGCATGTTCCGCTCAATCTCTACGAGCAGGCGTGGCACGCCGATGACACTTCTGCAGTCAGCACGGTCTGGCGGTGGTCCGAGTCTGAAAGACATGCGGTGCACCGGGTTGTTTGTCCCGATTGCGGGAAGCTGGCAGTAGACAACATTCACGCAGGGTTTCAGGCATCAAAGCTATTCAGCCCGTGGCAAAAAGATAAGCCGTCGGATATCGCTGAAAAATACCTGAAGGCCAAAGGCGATCCTGATAAAGAACTGGCATGGTGGAATACCCAGATGGGGCTACCACACCGGCCTAATTACGGTAAACGCCTACCCGTTGACGTGCTGCTGGCGCGCCGCGAAGTATTTAGTGCCGAAGTCCCTGACGGCGTGGCCGTTCTTACCGCGGGCATTGATACCCAGAATGACAGGCTTGAGGTCGAGGTGGTGGGGTGGGGGAAAGACGAGGAAAGCTGGTCAGTCGCGTTCGATGTGATTGAAGGCGATTTGGAAACGGCAGAACCCTGGCTGCGGCTGGACGCCTATCTCAAACAGGTATGGCGTCGCGCCGATGGTCGGGGTTTTACCATCATGGCTGCCTGCCACGACTCAGGCGGTAACCATACGCAAAAAGTGTATGAGTTTTCACAGGAAAGGCTGGGGCGACGGATTTGGGCGATTAAAGGTGAATCGGCGACGGGAGGTAAACGTTCCCCTATCTGGCCGAACAAACGCCCGACGTCGAAAACCCGTGCGAAATTCAGGCCGATCATTCTGGGCGTTAACTCTGCAAAGGACTCCATCCGGTCCCGTTTGCATATCGAACAGCCCGGCCCTGGCTATATGCATTTCTCAACCGATCGGGATATGGGTTATTTCACTCAGTTAACGTCAGAACGGTTAGTGATGAAAGAGTCCGCCGGCCAACGTTACAGCGTCTGGGAACTTCCTAACGGCAAGGCTAACGAAGCGTTGGACTGTCGGGTATACGCCTACGCCGCTTTATGTGGGCTTTTCCATGCAGGTCTCAAATTAAACGCCAGAGTCATAGCGCTGGAGAACAACCCAGACACGCTACTGCCCCCGGCACCTGAACCTGAAGAAAAACAAAACCTCCGGTTACCTGGCGTCATTATCACCGAACCCGAAAAACCTCAGCGTAAACCTTTGCATAAGCGCCTCGCTTAAGGACCTCTATGTTTAATCCCAACTCCAGCCTATTGGCTGGTGCGATGACGCGTGACCAGTTACAGGCCGCACTGACCAGCGCACAGCAGGCGTATCTCGAGCTCTCGACGGGTGCGAAGGGCGTGTCTTTCTCTTACACGCAGGGCGACGGTACGCGCTCGGTCGCTTATCAACAGACAGATATTGGACAGCTCACTGCGCTGATCCAGCTTCTTCAGGCTCAGTTGGGCATTGTGCAGCGTCCACGCCGGACGTTAAGGTTTCGGTATTGATGAAAAGCGGAGAGGTGAGAATTCTCGGGCCAAACGGCCGGCCCTTACCCCCATCGAACCGAAAGGCCTCCATGCTGAACGGTTCTGGCCACGTGCCTTATGATGCAGCCGATTCATTCAGCGATGCGATGGCGAACTGGCAGCCTGCGCTTTGGTCGCCGGACAATGAGGTCAATATCTACCGCGATCGCATCGTTTCCCGCGTTCGCGATATGGCGAGAAATGACGGTTGGGCATCCGGCAGCGTAACCCGAATTTTGGACAACGCGGTTGGGGCCAATTTTCGCCCGATCGCTAAAGTGGATTATCGCGCACTTGCGCTTCAAACCGGCCTGAAAGCTTTTGATGCTAAATGGGCGGACGAGTACGGGCGCGCCGTAGAAGCGGCCTGGCGTACATGGGCTAACGACCCAGGCCGTTATTGTGATGTTGAGCGGAAAAAAACGGTTTCCCAGATGTTGCGTCTGGCTTTTCGCCACAAGCTGGTTGACGGCGATGCGCTGGCGGTCCTGCAATACCGCACTGACCGGCTCGGGCACGGTCGCGCGCGGTATGCAACGACCATACAGATTATTGACCCGGACCGACTAAGCAACCCACAGCAGGTATTCGATATGCTGAATATCCGCGGTGGCGTAGAAATTGACGACGACGGCGTGCCGGTGGCGTATCACATCCGCAAGGCTCACATGGGCGACTGGTGGAGCGCGGAAAAAACGATGACGTGGGAACGCATCAGGCGTGAAACCGCGTGGGGACGGCCAATTGTCGTGCATGACTTTGACGGCGACCGTGCTGCTCAGCATCGGGGCAGCAGTATTTTTACGCCCATTGTTCAGCGTCTGAAGATGTTGATCAAATACGACGAGGTGGAACTCGAATCCTCAATTCTCAATGCCGTGTTCGGGGCATACATCACCTCGCCCTATGACCCGGGCTTATTCGCTGATGCACTCCAGACAGACGACGTGCTGGCTTATCAGGACATGCGTACCGATTATCACAATGATAAACGCATCTCTTTGCAAAGTGGTGCGCGGATGCCAATCCTTGCGCCAGGTGAAAAAATCGACACAGTGAACGCTGCGCGGCCAACCAGTAATTTTGCTGCGTTCGAAAGTGCAGCATTACGCAACGTGGCCGCCGCCCTGGGCATTTCGACCCAGCAGTTAACGCAGGACTGGTCAGATGTGAATTACAGTTCTGCCCGTTCGGCAATGCTGGAAGCCTGGAAAACTCTGACGCGCCGCCGCGACGATTTTGCCAGCGGCTTTGCTCAACCTATCTTCAGCAGCTTTATCGAAGAACTCCACGATATTGGTGAGGTGCCTCTTCCTGCTGATGCGCCAGAATTTCTGTCGGCCAAGGCGGCGTATTGCCGCGCGCAGTGGATGGGGCCGGGACGTGGCTGGGTCGATCCGGTGGCAGAGAAAAAAGGCGCGATCCTTGGCATGGATTCCGGCATGTCAACGTTGGAAATGGAAGTCTCAGAAAACGTCGGCGAAGACTGGGAGGAACTCCTCGATCAGCGCGCCCGCGAGATTGAAGCCTTCAAAGAACGCGGATTGCCGGTTCCCACGTGGGGACAGGCGGACACCTTCGCACCTCAAACAATTAAAGATCCGGAGGCACAGTGAATTTACCGCACTTAGCGCAGCGCCTGTTTAATACGCCGCTGGCGCTGCATCCCCGTAAGGCTGAAGTGGTCATGGCAGCCTTGACTGACCGCTTTGGCCTGACGCGCATTCATTCTATGTCTGACTGGGATGAGGATGATGATTCATTCTCCCGTCGGGCTCGTGATACGGGCTATGACGTGGTGGAGGGTATCGCGATTATCCCGATTCAGGGGACGCTGGTGCAGAAACTCGGCACCCTGCGGCCCTACAGCGGGATGACGGGCTATGACGGTATCCGCGCCTGTTTCCTGCTGGCACTGAATGACAGTGAAGTGAAAGCCATCTGTCTGGATATTGATTCACCGGGAGGCGAAGTCGCGGGGTGTTTTGACCTCGTTGACGAGATTTATGCCGCGCGCGGCAGTAAACCGGTCTGGGCCATTTTATCTGAAAGCGCCTATTCCGCGGCTTACGCGCTGGCGAGTGCTGCTGACAAAATCATCGTGCCGCGAACCGGTGGCGTCGGCTCCGTGGGCGTCATTGTGATGCACGTGGACTGGTCGCAGAAAATCAAAAATGACGGGCTGCAGGTCACCATCATTACTTACGGTGACCGCAAAGCCGAGTCTAATCCGTATGAACCTTTAAGCGAAACGGCGCACAAGGCCATTCAGTCAGACATTGATGAAATGGGGCGCTTGTTTGTGAGTACCGTCTCCCGCAATCGCGGGATAACAGAAAAAACCGTCCGCGATACCGAAGCTGCCTGTTTCCTTGGCGCTGACGGTGTGCAGTTGGGATTGGCTGATGAAGTGGCCTCGCCCGATGCAGCATTCCGCGATTTATTACAATTAGTTGGAGAGTAAAGATGTCAAAGAAAATTCGAGGTTTTGGGCACTTGTTTGGCTTTGGCGCCAGCGCGTCTGAAGACAATGAAGAGGACAAAGAAAAGTCTAAAAAGGCTAAAGGCCGTCGGGCGGAAGATGACGAAAAAGATCCTGATGACGACGAGGATAAGGATAAGTCCAAAAAATCCAAACGTGCAGAAGGTGATGATAATCCAGATGACGATGAGGACAAAGAAAAGTCCAAAAAAGCCAAATCCCGCCGGGCGGAAGATGACGACGACGATGCGGATGCCGATGAAGACGAAGGCGACGAAGATGACGGTGACGATGATGAAGACGATCGTGACGTCAAAAAAGGTCGCCGCGCCGAGCGCAATCGTATCTCTCGCATCCTCGGCAGTAAATATGCAGCAGGCAAAGGCCCTCTTGCCGTTTCACTGGCCATTACCACCGGCATGAGTTCCGCCGCGGCAATCCGGGTGATGGCGAGTTCTGGTCCTGCGTCTGTCGCATCGCAGCCCCGTCGCATGTCGCTGGATGAACGCATGGCAAAAGTTGAAAACCATCATCTGGGGAATGCAGACGACGGTGGCCCTTCAGCAAACTCGGTGGTATCTCGTGCGACCGCTCTCTACAACCAGGTAAAAGGTAAAAAATAATGACTGTGAATCAGGTAGGAGAAAACGCCTGGGTACCCGGCGTGCAGCATGACACCTTCGTCCCGGATCAGTTGCTCTCTGGTCCTTTGCAGGTGGTGTCTGATACGGTGACTATTCTGACTGCGACAACCGCAACCTATAAGCGCGGTACCGTACTGGGCGTTGTCACCGCGTCAGGTAAATATACCCTCAGCGTGGCAACTGCCACCGACGGAAGTCAAATTCCTAAAGCCATTCTGGCCGATGATGCGGATGCCTCTGTCGCCGATGTTTTGGCTGGGGTTTATCTCATGGCTGAAATCAACCAGAACCGCATCACGTTTGATCCGAGTTGGACATTGGCCACGCTCAAAACTGCGCTGCGGCCGTTCGGTATTTTTCTGCGTGACAGCGTTCAGGCGCCAGCAAGCTAACACGTAGCTCCCCTATAAATCGACTACTTCGCATGCCCTTAACCGGGTAGGGCGTTATGCATCCATTTTTATCCCGGCCAGTGTGTCGGGACACAGAGAGAATACGCTATGTCTCAATCTATTTACGATACGGTGTCGCTCGTCGGGTTGGTTCCGAACCTGATGACGTCACAGAATTGGATCCTCGACCGTTTCTTCCCCAACATCGAGACCAGCAACGATGAATACGTGGCAATCGATGTAGACGTGGGTCTCCGCCGTATGGCGCCATTTTGTTCTCCGCTGGTGGAAGGGAAATTGGTCGAAAGCCGCCGTTATCAGACCGACAAGTTTAAACCTGCTTACATCAAAGATAAGCGTGCACCGGATCTGCGTAAACCTATCCGCCGCCAGATTGGCGAGCGTATTGGGGGTGAATACACCGCGGCAGAGCGTGAAATGCTGAACATCCAGTTCGAGATGAGTGACCAGATCGATATTCTGAATCGTCGCCTCGAGTGGATGGGGTGCAGTGCGCTGTCTACCGGTACCGTGACTATCAAAGGCGAAGGCTTCCCGACCACGGTTGTTGACTTTGGCCGCGACCCCTCCCTGACTATTGCGCTCAGCGGGTCTGATAAATGGCCGACGAGTCTCGCCGCCGGCGCGACAAACACGCAGCCCTCTGATGACATTGAAACCTGGCAGACGCTGGTGTTGCAAAAGTCTGGCGCTGCACCGACTGATCTTGTTTTTACCAACAAGTCCTGGAAAGCATTTCGCCTGGATACCACCATCAAAACCAACGCCATTGTATTTCCTGGACTGAGCCCGTTCGGCAATCAGATTGACGCCGGCGCGCGCGTGCAGAAAGGCGCGGTATACAAAGGGCGTTGGGGGCAGTTTGACCTCTGGCTTTACAACGACTGGTTCATTGACCCGGATACCGGCATTGAAACCCCAATGCTTACCGATGGTTCGGTGATCATGTCTGGCGCGGATCTGATGGGCACACGAGCTTTTGGGGCAATTATGGACCCTGCTTTCAACTATGGCCCGATGGCTTATGCACCGAAAAGTTGGCTGAAAGAAGACCCGGCCCAGCGCTTTCTGATGATGCAGTCTTCCCCCATC